TTGGTGTCCTAGTGGCGGTTTATTTAAAGATCTTTCTCAATATTTGATACGAGATGGTACGTGTACTGGTGAAGCTCTTTTTCTGTTGAAACAAAAGGATGGTTCACATGAAGTTTACCCCACAAAATGTGTTTTCCCTGGTGAGAAGGTTAGTCACACCAAATGTTCTGACATGCTGGGTGTCCATTATGAGTTACCATTTGTCACAAAGCCAGGAATGTGTATGTCCCCACTTATCAGTGCTGGGAGAGGCTCTTGCTTGGTTGGCTTTCACTTGTGTGGAGCTGACCGAGTGGGGGGTGCTGCCAGTTTATTCGCTAGTTCTTATAGAAGTGCCGAGAGGCTACTAGCAGAGATACCAGGGGTCAACATTTCTTTGAGCGCTGTTCCTTTGCCAGAGACACATATGGGCGCAAAATTGGTTGAGAGTCATAGTATTTCTCCCAAATGTGCCACACGCTTTGTTTCGCCGAATGCCACCATTGAAGTTTATGGTTCCACGTCGGGAGCGTCCACACAATATTCGAACGTTGTTAAGACGGTCATTTCTCCTCTCGTTACAGAAGTTATGGGAGTTGAGTGCAAGTGGGGAAAGCCTCCTAAGAGATTGCCAGATGGTTCCAAGTTGTATCCTTATCAAGTTGGTCTGGACGTTTTAGCTCATCCGTCATTATCCATGGGCTCGGAATTAGTAAGAGCAGTAGAATCTTATCTGCATACTATACGGGAGAATGTGGTACTGATGGAAGAGTGCAAGAAGATGAAGCCTTTAGATCTGTTCACAACCATTAATGGAAAGCGCGGTGACAAATTTTTGGACGGGATGAAACTTTCAACGTCAGCCGGTTGGCCTTTTACTAAGTCCAAGCGTTCATTTACGGAGAAGACACCTACCCCTGAATTGCCCGAAGCTGTAACATTTGGTTCAGATATAATGGATGAAGTCGAAAGAGCACGAGAAGTGTTGTTTGAAGGTAAACGAATATATGCTGTATGGCGCGCATGTCTTAAAGACGAGCCAACAAAACTGACAGCTACAAAAGTTCGAATTTTCCAATGCGCACCTCTTGTGCTGCAGATATTAGTCCGGCAGTACTTCTTGCCTATATCGCGTCTTATGCAATTGTTCCCTTTAGATTTTGAATGTATGGTCGGTATAAATGCCGAATCACCAGAGTGGGAACAAATGTACAAATTCATGATAAGTAAGTCAGAGGATAACATTTTTGCTGGTGACTATGGTAAATACGATTTGCGCATGCCTGCTCAGTTAGTTTTAGCTGCTTTTGATGTTTTAATACGTTTGGCCAGTTTTGCTGATTACTCTGCAGACGATCTAGACATTATGCGTGGGTTGGCTTGTGAGGTCGCTTATCCTTTGATGGCATTTAATGGTACATTAGTCCAATTGTTTGGTTCAAATCCATCCGGACAGAATATGACAGTTGTGATAAATTCCGTAGTGAATAGTCTTTTAGCTCGTTCGTGTTACTATTCAATCTATGCAGACGCTGGTCCCAGTTCTTTTAGAGATCATGTTGCAATAGGTACTTATGGTGACGACGTTATGGGCTCTGTGCACGCAGACAAAACTGATTTTAATATTGTTTCATTTTCTGAGTTTGTGGGAACGTATGATATAGTTTTTACGATGCCAAACAAGGAAGACGATTTGATTCCGTTTATGTCTTTGCAAGATGCTGATTTTCTGAAACGGCGGAATTTTTACAACTCCGATTTGGAGCACAACATTGGCGTGCTTAGCGATTCTAGTATTTTCAAACGCTTGCACTGCACTATGGAGTCTTCTTATTTGAGTAACAGAGAATTGAGCGCTTTAGCGATAGAAACTTCGCTGCGAGACTGGTTTTACGCAGGAAGAGATGTTTTTGAACGACGCCGGCTGGAATTGACTGTAATAGCTGAGAAAGCCCAGCTAACTCATTTGTGTCCAGAACTTAAGGATACTTATGACAAACGGGTCTCTAAGTGGCGAGAAAAATACTTAGAAGACCAAACCCCGAACTCCATCGGGGTGGACTAGGTCCGACGTTGAAACGGAGTGTGTATATATGGATACCACGGTGTAGTATTTTTATGTGTTTTATACTGCGCTGTAGGCTTTGTACATATCTGTGTGCCTCTTATTTAGGAGTGGGGTAAGCCCCCAAAACACGTTTACATGTTGTGTTCTGAGTGGGACACATTCTTGTATATATTTAATCCACTTACTTTTTATAATTCATATTTTATTCCTCAGAGCGGGGACGTACAGGAGGGTGCAGTGCGAACAAATGCACCCTATGAAAAGCAAGAAAATCTAGCCTTCACAAGCGCAACTCCAACTTATATGCGCGATGTTACGACGAGCTATGATAAAACACGCACAGAGCAAGACACTTATGATGTCAGTTTGCAGAACTTCTTTTCTCGACCTATTAAGATATTTGAAACCGGTTGGGGAGTCGGAACTTCATTGTATTCTGCAATAGATCCATGGTCACTATACTTTAACAACACTCGTGTAGTCAATCGCATTTCCAACTATAAGTTGTTGAGATGCAAGCTGCATATAAAAATTGTGTTAAACGGCAATGGGTTCTTTTATGGCCGAGCAATAGCGGCCTATATGCCTTTGGCAAATAGGAATTTCTTGAATACTAATCGAGCCGTTATACCTTCTGACTTGATGCAAGTTTCCCAGTTACCTCATGTCTTTTTGAATCCAACATTATCTGCTGGTGGCGAATTAGTTTTGCCTTTCTTTTATTATTTTAATAATTTAGATATACCTGCAGCCAATTGGGTTAACATGGGACGCTTATACTTGCGATCTGTGACAAATTTGAAGCATGCTAACGCTGCATCGGAAAACGTTACAATCAGTGTCTTTGCATGGGCTGAAGATGTAGAACTTTCTGGTTTAACATCAATAGAGCCATTTACTTTGGCTCCACAGTCAGGAGAAATTGATGAGGCTAAGTCTGGAGTTATTTCCAAGCCAGCTTCTGCTCTAGCAAAGTCTATGGGTATGCTTTCTTCGATTCCTGTTATAGGACCTTATGCTATGGCCACAGAAAAAGCTTTAAACACTGTTGCTGCTGTTAGCAAGTGTTTCGGATATGCTAGACCTACCGTCATAACTGAACCGCATTTTTCTGTAGTCAAGCCTTGCGCCAACATATGTAGTACTGATACTCCTGATTTGGCTGCTAAATTGTCCGTTGATAGTAAACAAGAATTGACCATTGATCCTAAAATATCTGGACTGCAGGAAAATACTGACGTATTAGCAATTAAATCTATTTCACAGCGCGAGAGTTATTTAACCAAGTTTGTATGGTTTACATCCTCTCCAGGAGAGAGCTTGATATGGAACACTGTTGTGTCACCTATGCTATGGTCAGAAACTACTGTAGATACAGT